CAACCATGTCACTTGCTTCACGCCCCATCTCCATTGCCTTCTTGACCATGTTGTAGGACTTGGCAGCGGCACCAAGCAAAGCCGTGACGGTAACTGGCTCCATTCTTTAATTAGGCTCAACAGGCCATACTACGTTAGTCGGAAATCCTGCTTGTTGAGGTATATCCCGTAGTGATTGGCGATAAGTAGCCCATGCTGCTTTATCTACTGGCGCGTCTGCTATTTGCGTCCAGTCTGATTCTGTTAGTTTAGAATTTCGCTCTGCGCGAATCGCAACAGCAATCTCTGCGTCCGTTTTAATGTCAACAGGTGCTGTAAAAACACCATTAGAATAAGACCACCCAATACCGCCTTCTGATGCTTCTACTAGATTCGGCAAGAAGTCTAAAGAGTTCACTTGAATTGTATTAACAACCACGCCATTTTCAATAACATGAGCTTTCATTATGCAAACTCCTCTATAAGCACTAAACCTGCTTTTCCGTTGCCGCCAAGTTTTGCAAGCGAACCACTACTAATAAGGTTGCTACCTCCTCCCCCACTTCCATAGGCTTCGCCTGTTGCGCCGTCAGTGCTTGTACTCATTAAGCCTCTTCCTCCTCCTCCCCAGTAAGAAGCCCCGCCAGCACCAGAGCCGCCATACGCGCCACCTCTTCCTCCAGCGCATCCACCACCGCCATCTATATTTAAGTCCCCGCCACTTCCTGAACCGCCTAAACCTCCTCCAAAAGCATTTGAAGCGGAAGTGCCGCCTGCCCCTCCTGTAGCTGAACAATATGCTCCAAAAGAAGAAGAACCTCCAGAACTTCCATTTCCTGCCGCTGCTGCTCCAGCGCCAGCAGCTCCTATTGTGACAGAAACAGAACTTACAGCAGATACGTCAATTATTTTGATAGAAGTGCCTCCTGCACCACCTCCATTACCACCGTATTCATCTGAGAAAGATTGTGTCGATCCACCACCTCCACCACCGCCAGTGACTGTCACGCGAATCTTGGTAATTCCAGATGGTTTAGTCCAAGTTCCAGATGAAGTAAAGACCTGCATTGATTGTAAGCCGCCACCTGCCGCAGCCCAAGAAGCGTCTGTGCCGTCAGTAGTAAGAAATAAACCATTATTGCCTGTCTGACTTGGCAAAGAATCAACGCCAGTTAAACCAGAGCCGTCACCACTAAACGCAGTAGCCGTTACTGTTCCTGTGAATGTAGGAGAAGCATCAAGAGTAGCCTTGCCGTCTAGCTGTGTTTGAGCATCAGACGTAAGGCCATCAATGTAGTTAATCGTTGCCGCGCTATCGGCTATGTCTCGTGACTTGCTCATTAGGGAGCCTCCGGCCAATCAGAATCTTGTAAGTAGGGAAAGTTTGCGTGGGCTGTAATGTCACGCAGAGCTTGTCTGTAATCCAGCCAGACCTGTGGTACTTGAATGCCTAGACCGTCTTGGGCGTTCTGGTCTACTGCCTTGACTGTCACCCAGTCTGATTCGGCGAGTAGTTTATCACGTTGTTTTCTAACCTTAATTGCTAAATCTTGCTTTCTATTCTGAATTTCAGCCTCTGTCAAATCTACAACGGAATGAGTAATAGTCCATTTATCATCAACCAATGACGGAAGATTGCTATGCTCTGTTCTTTGAGTTGCAGCATCGTAATCTGGAGAATCAGCAAAATAAACTCTATACATACCATATTCAGCCATTCTTTCTTCTGAAAGATTTTTCGGAAATGATACGTTTGGATTGTCACGTCGCAGTTGTCCGACCGTGTATGGATATTGGTCTACTGCTCCGTTTGTGATTTTTACAAACATGGTTTATGCCTCAAATTTATATTGATAGATTGAATCGTTTGTTGAACTGGTAACCCACATTTGTGAGCCATCGTCTTTAAAAGTGATGCCTCTTGTCAATTCTGTATTGTTATAAAATTTAGAAAATGTCGCTGTAGATATATCCCACGCAGTTGTCAATTCGTATTGATTTACGTCAGATGCTCCTGCCACAAACATTCTTAATCCATCATCTCGGAAAAATAAAGAGCTTGGATTTCCAACATTAGCTGTTACGCTCAAAGTCTGAGAATAACTTGCTGAAGATATATCCCATGCAGTGCTTAAATCGTATTCATACACTCCGTCATTTATATTTCCGCAAACGTACATTTTAGTTCCGTCTGATTTGAAAAATAATCCCTGTGGAAGTGTGTCTTCAGTAGCGACACTGAATGTGCTTGTATATGATGCAGAAGATACATCCCATGCACTAGACAAAGCATATTCGTAAACGCTATTGTTTGTTAAACCGACAACATACATCTTTGTCCCATCTGGCTTAAAAAATAAATCGTGTGGCGTACTATCTTGAGAACTAACACTAAACGCTTGAGTATAACTTGCAGTGCTAAAATCCCAAGCAGTGTCAAAATCCCATTGATTTACTTCATCACCATTTCCACCAATTACATAGAACTTTGTTCCATCAGTGCTAAATGTGCCTCCGTATGGAGTTGCTTCTTGGTCGCCAACATAAAAAGGGTCGGTTGAGAATTCTGTTATTAGATCGGTAAGCTGAGTCATAACATATAACTTAGTGCCATCTGACTTAAAAAATAAACCAGTTGGGTCTGTGTATGGAGACGCTGCTTCGTTTACAAAACTAGCTGTATTAGTATTCCATGCAGTGCTTAGGTCAAATCTTTGAATAGTCTCTGGGTCGCTATTACAAAGAAACATTCTTGTTCCATCTTCTTTAAAAAAAATGCCTCTTGGTTGATTACCCTGCGCTACTGGTATGTCATATTTTCTAACATAAGACAGAGTAGATATATCCCAAGCAGTACTTAAACTATAAGTAACAACATCATCGTTTGCGCCATCTGCTGAAACGAAGCAATAAGTTCCATCTGGAGAAAAATAAAATCCGTATGGGCTTGGCGCTCTTACACTGACAGACGCGCTTTGAGAATAAGACGCAGAAGAAACATCCCAAGCAGTGCTTAAATCATATTCATAAATTGATGCGGTTCCGGACAAGCCTAAAACATACATCTTAGTTCCGTCTGACTTAAACCAAACGCCAGTTGGAAATGATGTTTGAGATGAAACGCTAAAATTCTGAGAATAAACCGCTGTTCCTACCGCCCATGCTGTGCCTAAGTCATATTCATTAACGTCATCGCCAGTTGAGCCGCAAACATACATTTTTGTTCCGTCTGGCTTAAAGAATAATCCCCACGGCAATGTCTCTTGACTACCAACACTGAAATTTGTTTGGTCGGTAAGACTTGTAAGACTCCACGAAAATGGGTCTGAAACAAGATAATCCAAGTTCCACTCTATTTCTTCACCTGCATTACCTGCCGCTGCTGTCAGGGCTTTAGCCAGCTTACTCATTAGACGTAGCTTCCTGTGTAAGCACCGTAGAGAGTGGTAGAGACTTTCCAGAACACCAGCGTGTCCTTCGCAGTCAGCGTAGGTGCAACATTGCCACCAGAAGTCACCCAAGTCATTGTAGGCCACGTTACCGTGTAACTAGCACCTGCTTCTAGCTGTAGGACGATTGCGTCACCAGAGCTTAGAGAGTCTGTGAAGGTCGTGTTACCAGATAGAGTCTTGGTCTGTACTGCGCCGTTGGTAGCGTCAAAGGCTGTGCCTGTCAGAGCGTATACAGTGTCTCTGATTGTCTTGTTCGTAAGCGTCTGGGTGTTGGTAGACGTTGTAGTGTTGGCGTCATACGCTTGAACGTCTGTGCCGATAACCAGGCCAAGGTTAGTCCTAGCTGTCGCTGCGTTATCAAGATCAGACAGGTTGTTTGTTACTTGGGCAAACTTTGCATCTGCGGCAGCTTGCGTGTAAGTATTGGCTACGTTAAATGCACCATAAGCAACAATGTCTACAATGTCACCCGCTGTAGCGCCAGTAGTTAAAACAATGTTAGTTCCTGATGTAGCAGTAAAGTCTGTGCCAGCAAGTAGCTTAGACCCATTTAAGTACACATCAACAAAGCCAACATCGTATGTAATAGCAAATGTTGTTTGACTAGCTGTTGCGGTATACGTTTGACGGCTTGATGTGCCATTGACCGCAGAACCTGCTGCTGTCCATCCTGTGCCTGTATAGACTCGCATTTCTTCTGCTGTAGTATCCCAGTACA